TGTTAAAGCTCTAGGTGGTCTTGAAAACCACCTTACTATGTATATACGGGCATTTAAAACAATGGCTGATGTACATGAGGTAGCGCCCACAGTAGGCGCGCAAGGACTTTTCACTCTGTCGGGGTCAGGGTATTTAATCCCCTCCACCGTGGGGCGCATCATGGATATGCCTGCCTCCATATACGATAAGGTTGTAAGCGCTATTACTGGAGATGAAGCACCGGAAGTACGCACATTCTGGAGAGATGTTCTTGGGGGCTTTGAAGGCTTTGGTGCTGATGCTCTTGCTCAAACACAGTTTAAAGCCATCCAGCAGTTAGGTGAGACTAAGGCTGGGAAGATCGCTGCCGAAAAGAATAAGTTTGCTAACGAGGCATTCGATAAGGCTATGGATGGAGACCCAACAGACTTGGGCAAGGTATTAACAGACCCGGTTGCTATTGTCGCGTTTGTCGGGCAAGCCGCTCCGTCCTTTATGGCGGCATGGGCTTCTGGTGGATCGCTATCATTTATTATGATGCTAGAGGCTATGGAGGTAATGGTGACTGATCTGGTGCATTAGCCCAGTTAGTTAAAGGTAAACTAGGAGATAAAGGCTCACCGCTAGGAGGTTGCAAGAAAGGACCACGGGGTGACTGGTCGGGTGCGTCGGCCCAGTTAGTTGCCATTTAATTCTTCAGCATTATCTAAAGCAAACTGTATATTCCCCGCTGTGATAGGCAGCCCCTTCGACGGGAGAATTGCAATAGCAGCTATTGATCTGTTATTCACGTTTATATCGTGTGCTGTTAAATATTCAACGGCAGGTCTGTATATATTGGTGTAAAACACTGGTAATTGGTCAAAACTTTTAGCCACTCTCCGCACAAACTCAACAGAGGATTTATCTACATCAGGCACGTCGAGATTAAACTCGTCTTTACGACCTTTAAATTTTTGTGCTGTGATAAATTCACCAAACGTATCTGGATCATCAGTGAACCACCAGTCCTCGGTGGTAGACCCCTCCATTATCCACTCGTCGGTCCATTTAGCGAGGTCTCCAGGTCTGCGAGTATCCTCTACCCTGTCAAGCATAAACTCCTGATATGCCCTCCATTGAAGCTCGTCCTTACCTGAAAAATTGGATTGGGTTTTATTAATAACATCCCTGAATGCTCTTTTCATCTCCGTAACTTTCAATGACCCGGCCTTGTTAAAGGCCTTCATTGCTGTTCTGTTCTGGGCATCACTGAGTCCCGGCTCAAACGCCAGAACATCGGACTTGTCTTTTATATCACCCTGTTCTAACAAGGTTTCAAATTGAGCAAAGAGTTCAAAGTCTGGTGGCTTTTTACCGTCTTTAGCAGCAATGTCTTTAGCCCTTTGGAGAGCCATTCTCTCTGATGGCTTCATATCTCTCAATACAGAGGGAGGTATTTTATCGTAGGCGTCTTGGGGAGATAGATTGTCGTCTATCGCTTGTGCGTATATCCCTCTAGCTGTTGCGCCGTTATCATCCCATATTCTTTTCTGTTCTGCATCGTCTTCGCCGTATAGAGCCTTTACTCTCTTAACCGCTTCGTCTTCCAATGCGCCAGACAGTTCTTTTCTAGTTTTTGCTAATGCTTGGGTTTCTGTTAAGCCCTTGTCTTTAACGTCTTCAGCATAGGCTTGAGACTCTTCCCGTAGATTTCCATCTTCTATTGCTTTCTCAGCATCATCAATATCCCTGTCGATCATGTTTTTACGGTTATGCTTGAGCCAGTGTGCGGCATACTTGGATTCGTTATTATCTACAGCCTCACCTATAACTTTAGCATGAACGGCAGATGATATTTCTTTCTGGGCCAATATAAGTTCATCCCCAACAACACCCATTTCTTCAGCCATTGCAACTGTGGAGTCTTTTAGTGTCTCTAAAATTATTCCGATTTCATTATTTTCGTTTTTCCAGTTTACAACGACGGATTCTAGCCCCAACTTTACAGAAGCCTCATAAGCATTTTTATAGGCTACAGATTTTTCTTTGGTTACATGGTTAAAGAGATTGCTCTTATTTCTATTAGATGCTAATGCTGCTCTACGGGCGAAGCCTTCTCTTTGAACGTCGTTGGCGAGACTTCCTGAGAGCTCTTCAACCTTAGATTTAAATCTTGTATAAGCTTGAGGAATCAGGTCTGTGGTTACATTACCTGCTTTGATATGAGACCAGCCATCCTTGCCAGCACGGTCTTGAAGCATCCATGCTTCTAATTGGGTAGCGCGGTCGATAATAGCAAAATTGTCATCCCTGGCTTGCGCCTTCTTCATGGAAGCATCGAAGTCTACAAGACCTGCGCCTAGAGCCTGTAATCCCTGTCCTACACCTTTGTCTTCTACGACAGGTGCAAGCTGGTATGGTCTACCAAAACTTGGTGCTGGCCTCTTGCCGTATGTGTCTGGTAGTTTAGGCATTGAGTCTCCCATAAGCAGAGAATCCAGCTCCTATGCCTGCAAGTAGTGTGCTTTTAGCCCTGGACCTGGCTGCTTGGTTCTGGTCTGCACCGAACTTCTCAGCCTGTTCTCCCTCGAATCTAAGTCTTTCAGCTTCAGTACCAGCCTCGAATAATGCTATGGACGCTCTATAGTTACCCTCGCCTTCTATGTCAGCAAGTAGGTTGGTTATATCGTCTGAGTAACCCCCGGCAGCGGCTACAGCCACAGCCCTTGAAGCTACTAGTTCAGCCTGTCTTTTCTCTTCACGCGCAGATATTTGCCCAGAGGCTTCTGTCTGAATGGCAGCTATCTTGGTATAGCGGTTCTGCTCTTTGCCCCTTGCTAAAGACGCTCGACCTGTTTTCTTACTCGCGCTCGCCGACTTGCTTGCGCCAAGAAGCGACAAACCTAATCCTACTGCTGCAAATGGAAACCCCATTATTTATTTCTCATTAGTTTTTATTCCTACTATTGCTGCGAGTATCGTGCATGGTCTAGGTGATGCTGCCTGGAGGCAAAGCCTTGAATCCGCATCCCAGTTTCCATCGAACTCAAAGGATTCTTCATCGAATGTTGAATGAACCGTGTCATCGGCTATCGTATTACCAGAAACCAGGGGAAGATTATCAAGATCAGTGAAAGTGGGGCCATATTGAAGTCCCTGGTAGTGGGTGTTGTGTAAAATTACTCCCAGACGCCTTATGTTTTTCATCTGGACGAGGGGACCGAGCTTGGCTGATTTCCACTGTGCTGTGTAAGCTATGCCAACACAGAAGTTACTTCCATTTTCTGATACCCCTGTTAGTTGATTACTGGAGACCGTGCCTGTTCCAAGGTCTTTTCCATTACCCCATATCGTAACCGTCTCGCCTTCGAGAGTTGTAAGTCCTGTTATTGTCCCTGCGGTGCAGGTAGCTATGATATGTGAGTCGGATTGCCTAGAAGTCGTGCCGCCTTGATTCTGTGATTCTAAAGACCATTTCTCCAAGTATCTTACGGTAGAAGAGTTGATAGTTCTTTTAACAATATAGTATACAGCGTCCTCAGTAGCTCCCGCTGCGCCTGGTAGTACGACTATATCCTCTACCGTTCCGCCTGTGTATTTTGACCATGCCGCTATGTTCTCTGCGCGGTCATGGGAAAGTATCATTACAGACCCGTCAGTCCTTAAACAATGTATCCGTGTGTCAGGTTGGCGTTGAGGTGCAATGGCTGTGAATATAGAGTCTCCCGCTTCAGGGAAGAACGTAGTTAAGTCAGCAGTTTCATATTCATAGTCCTGCCCCCAGATAGTCTGCATTATTCTGGTTCCGCCTTTCTGTACAAAGATGACTGTGTTGTCAATTTTAACAGCTTGTACCGCGGCGGAGCCTTGTGTTGAGAATGACTTAATCATCGCATTGGATGGAGTTAGAATCTCGTCCTCTGCGGAAGCTCTCATGGAGTGTTCTTCGCCGTCCGTTCCTAGAACAAGTCGTCTTACAGATTTCATCCAGTTCACGCGGTCTACTGGCCCAGAACCAATAGTCCTTCTTATGGTTCCTGAGTCTCCTATGACAGTATCGTCAAAGGACTCATAAGCATCTGATACAGATAGCCATACCTTGTCTCGACCACCCCATCCTAAACGCCCCTCTACGAAGGCCACTGAGGTTGGATATCCTTTCCTTGTAGACCAGTCAGCGGGATACCAGTTAGTCGTAGCAGTTGTTCCACCGAAGTCTGTAATAACCTCTACCGATACTAATATATTTGTGGTGAAAGTTGTTACACGGCAGATACCATCTATAGACCCTATAGCGTAGTCTAATGTTAGGTCAACAGTACCAGATGTGAAATCGCTTGTTTTAACGCCTATCCGATACCATGCTATTTGATTGTCAAGCGTATCATCGAAGGTAATAGTCGCGTTATTCGTATAAGTTGTTACATCAGCAAATCCCGAAGTCGCAGAGTCCAAAGACCTTTGCAAGGTAACGGTAGCTACCCATGTATTAGAACGGATAATAGTGAAGATACGTTGCGTAGCCACACCTGTAACTTTAATCGCGTTCGTGAAATTATTTTCAGCAGTAATACTGGCGGTAACTTTCTGTCCAGTGGAAGTAACTCTAACCAAAGAGCCAACGTCAGTGCTTTTGAATAGGGGCTTAGAGGCCGCAAGGGTTGTATTCCCTGTTAGCGCAGCAGGGGCGAGAGTAATGGTAGTTATGTTGATATCAGAGAAAGGTCCGTCAATTGGCTCGTATTTAACAACAGACCATGACGTTGTTGAACGTCTCTCTATCTTGTATTGTTGAGTCCCGTCAGCAGCGATATAAACCACATCACCAGATTGTTCCCATCTTAATTCCGAAAGATCAGCAGTAGCCCAAGGAGCTACGAGAGTCATAGTTCCAGATGAGGCTACAACACAGGAGTTGACAAGAACTTGTCGTTTCTCTCGGTTCTGGAACTGGATAAAGAAGTTGGTGGTAGGTGTGAAAGAGAGAGAGTGGGTTCCAGTGCAGAGGGTTGTTTCTCCAATAATATTATCATCGAGAGATGTTGAACCAAGTCTGAATACCACTGGTCCTCGTTCTATTACTATATCGAGTGCATGGACTATACCCGACTCTACAAGTGTAACTTCCTGCTCACGAATTGCTGCACCAGTTCCATCACCTGTTAGACCTAAATCACCGCTTGCCGAATCAAACGCAGAAGTTCCGCCGGATTCGTCTTTGTCAGACCATGCAGCATTAGTCGATGAGTTATCTACAAAAGTCCCGTCTGTAACCGCTGCGGTTACAGTGGGTCTTGTAACTAAAGCATCAGACACCCATACACGCATTAATACATTGGTGATTTCAAGGAGGGCTGTGTCGGTTTGGGAGAATACGAAGGGGATAAACTTAGCTTGGTTGTTAGAAGCTGTAGCCCCTATATAGGCTGTTCCGGGGCGCAGCATCATTGATCCTAAATTTCTGGGAATCCAGTTGGTCATGGTTTCCGCAGACAAAGCGGTACGTTCCAAGTCTTGCCGGGCAAGTGCTAATGGTGAAATAATTCCACGATTGAAGGCGTAGAGAGGATTGTTAGCCAATTAGGTTAGACCTACTTCCACGGTCCCTTGTAGTCCTTCCCCTGTAGCGGGAGGTAACGAATCTTCCGGGTGCGGGGAATTGCTGCGGCCCCGCCATTGCATCAGCGTTCTTGGCTAGTTTCTCGAACTTCTCCAGCTTCTTCTCAACCCTGTCCCACATATCCTGGTCCTGGGTAAGAGCCATGACTATTTCATTGGCGAAATAAGCCCCGACATACTTGTTGAAACTAGAAGGCCAGAGAGACAGGTCATAGCCAAAGGCAGTGTCATTACTGATGTACTTAACGTATATGATGTCAAGCTCGGCATACCAGAAGTCGTTCTCGTCTCGATATCGAAGAAGCGGGGCTGTAAAGAACTCGTCTGAACAAACAGCCGATGTCAGTACCCAGTCAGAGGGCTTGGCGAAGGAGCGCCTGTACCCGAAGTCGGTTGTGATGGAAGTATCGTAGTCCAGCTTGATAGCATTCGTAGCGAACTTCCACTGGCCTCTTTCCAAGCAGGCATCTATACCGTCATTGTCCCAAACATGGTCTAGCAGGCGACGGGGTTTTCTGTCTTCCGTGAGAGATGCTAATACCCTCTCCCCACAGATAATTAACGCCGCATTGTAGATTTCAAGTTTGGATGTAGCCATTTAGATTTTTCTCAGGTGGTCTGCGAGCCATTTCTCGGCATCGATTTTGGTTTCCAGCTTCTCAACCATGACAGAATCATCCTTAGTTCTGATAATGCTGTGCTTGGCGTAAGGGCCACGGTATTTATATTTGAACTCTGCTTTAGACCCTTTTGGTTTGTCATCCAGATCAAGCCAGGTGAGTTCCTTGAGGTATGCTGAGTTCTTATCGGAATTTAGAATCAGGTATTCGGCAAAGAACTTACCGTCGTCCTGCCTTACTTCTATCCTGTCGAACTGCTTGAATGCGACAGCGATGTTAGCCCAGAAGTCAGGCTTTAAAAGGTCTTCCCTCGTAATATGTGGTTCGACTGTAGCGACCCAGTAGTTACGGACAGAATCCTGAAGGTTAATGCGGTTGGTTTGTAGTATTACGTCTCGCTTAGGTGCGAGTCCTAGTGTTTCGGGCATATCCTTTGCTCCTCGAAATTAAAAAAAGGGGCCATTACTGACCCCTAAAGAATCAACAATTAAGTTGACTTGACTGTAGTGCCGACAAAGAATTCTGCCGCACCATCGGTTGAGGTCGAGATTGGTGTCAAGACCCCGATGTTGAAGTCGGTTAATTTATTCGTGCTGTTATAACTAACAGCGAAAATAACATCACCAGCTCCCATCCCGAGACGACCAGCGTTACTGAACCAACCAGTAGACTTCATGTTGGCAAGTGTAGCTGTAGACGAATAAGACCAGAATGTTCCACCATCACTGGGGGCGACTCCTGATTCTTTACGATTCCGGCGTGATAAAATACCTGAATCCATCCGTCTCGGTCCTGCTGTGCTTACATAAGTCATATCATATCTCCTTTATGCGTAAGCCGAACCGTCGGCGGTTATAGTGACAACACCAGCATTCTGGAGCAGAACTGCCCCCATATACATAGTGCAACGTGCCCAGGAATAATCCTGTTCCTCATCGTAACCAACTGGGGCTTGCATCCCAGAGGTATCGGCAGCATGACCAATAGCTGACTTGTGATAGAGGTAGTTTTCTTCAGAAGAAGTACCTTTACCAATCAGGTTGGGATGCTCGATGATGAGGGTATTACGCCAACGGTATGCCATAGGCTGATCGCGCCAGCTTGGGTCATCACCAGCGTAAGCACGTAAATTCACGTAGTCGGCGCTGGAGAACTCCGGTGCTTGCTCAAGATAAGCAAGGAAGGAGGGTTGACACAAAAGCGTGATGTTTGAGTCCCAGGGAACAGATGCGTTTGATAATTTAACGCGACCGTTCTGGAACAAATCAACACTAGGCAGTGTGGTTGAACCACCGATGGTCACTGTACCCGTGGTTAGGATAGTAGTGATTTGGTTATCGATCTTACGATTAACAACCGCCATAGTGGTTTGCTGCATTATCTGACGTTGGTTCCCTTGAGAGGCGAACACGTTAAAGCCGGTTTTACGGACTAGATCATGCTCTTCAGTCAGGGTTGCAGATGGTGTAGCAAGGTTATCGGAACGTGCAGTAATTAAACCGTTCACTCCGCGTGTTTGCGTTTCAGCGCCGCCTGAATCAGCGACAAGAAACGTAGCCGTGTTACCCTTGATGACCGCTTCGGTAGTTACCGTGTCTCTTAACAGCGATTGATGCTGTTCAAAGCCTGCGATAAATTCCTGGCGATACTGGGTTTGAAAGGCTGTATCTACCATGATAATTTCCTAAATTCAGAAATTGAAAGATAGGGGTATCCTTTTAGGTGCGGGGTGTCCTGCGAGGGGGCCGATTAATCCTTTAAGGGGCCATACGTTTGTGTAGGGGTCTTGCGAGGTGTCCTACGAGCCAAGGGCAGCGTTCAATTCTCGAACGCGAGCCTGATGGCCTTCTGCTTTCGGACCTTTCCAATATTCTCCGGTTTTATTCCGCATCATATTTTGGAGGTCTTTAAGTTCTTCAGCCAGCGAGCCATGTAAATCCCTTCCTGCGGGGACTAGTGTGGTCGTTGGGTTCTGTATAAGGGCGAGGTCGGCAAGGAACTTCAATACAGCGGGATTAGACCCGAGCATGGTTCCGTCGCCTAGCCGTGCGCCCATCAGTTGTTCTTTGATTCCTTTTTCTGCTCCGTCGAGCATTCCGTGAATCTTGTTCATATTGACACGGTATTCATTCCCCCATTCACTCCGTAGGGCGTCTTCCGTATCATCTGTGTCTTTCTGGTCGGTCTCTGCAAGAGCGTCGTCAGCGGCAGTCTGTTGAGCCGTGCGCCAGTCTAAAGCGACCTGTGCGACTTCGGGCTTGAGGTTGTTTTCAAAGGCCATTGCCTTTAATGACTCGTCCTCGAACTCGTACTTTTCGGCAGACTCAGGGATACCGTTCTCTGATCGCCACTTGGACTTTTCATCGTCCGTTCCTTCACCCGGAAACTCTATAACCTCCTTATAGTCGCCAGATGATATCTTTTGCTGGGCTGACATCAATGCGTCAAACGCAGCATTGGGAGAGGTATAACGGGAAAGTCTGTCAAGTTTTCCCTTGTCATCTCCTGCCCAGTCCTGTCTCCATGATTCTGGTCCGAACTTGCAGTCTCCTCAACTACTTCGACTTCCACTGTTTCCGTGGCATCCGTGCCGTCTTCGCTCATTTTTTACTCCTCTGTAATGTGTCAATTATGGCTCTGTAATCTTCTATTAGGTCAGCAGCCACGTCGTGAATACTTTCTTTTGATTGGTCTACCCTCTGACTGGCAATCCATCTCAACCCATCTACCACTTCCTTTGGGTTGCAAAGGTCAGGCCAAATATTCTCATGCACAACCGTACTCATTCTTTACTCCTCACCTTTCCAGGGTCCAGTTTTAACATCTTTACAATTGTGTTCCCGCAAAATCTGCGTCCTTCCATAAAAATAGTGTGATTCGTATCTCCGAAATAACTTTGCTGGTACGTCGCACAAACATCCGCGATGATCCAACCCAATATTCGTTTTTGCAGATCAGGGGTGCATTGACCTTGTTCCAATTGCTGAATTGCGGTTACAACCCAGCTTTTGTATTCTACGGGCAGGTATGGAAGGCGGTTTTTAATCATGCTCTTCCGTGATTGGGGTGATATCCATACTTGTGTTCTGCCGCCTTTCGTGCGCACACTGCGTCCTGCCAATCAGAAAATATTCCGAGATGGCGCTTCTTACTTTCATGTGTTATTTGAGCTGCCCATTTATTCTTTTTTTTAGCCCAAAAGACGCCAGTTACTCCACTTTTATTTTTAATCGATCTCTTTTGATTTTGCCCATTCTCTGATGAAGATACAGAACGAAGATTTATAATTCGATTATCCGATGGGTTGCCGTTAATATGGTCGATTTCTTTTGGTGGTGGTTCACCGTAATATAAATACCATGCTAGGCGATGAGCATAATATAAGTACCCATCAACCCTAATCTGGACATAACCTAATTTTGAAACATATCCAGCAATATCTCCAGGGTCAACCCTGCGTTTTTTAATCTTCCATTTCAACTCTCCTGTT